CCATCCAGCATAACGGCGGAGGACCAGCCCAGCCCGGCCAGCTCGTCCCGCAGAGTTTCCGGCGTGGCTGCGTCTCCGGTCCCATCGCCAGAGCAGTAGAGGGCCAGACTTCCACCCCGCAGGCCGATGGCGCTGCGCCCCCGCTTGCCTCCCTGGGCCGAGCCGTAGGAGGGCTTATCCACCGGCTTACCGGAGGAAATAAGGGCAGTCACCGCGATAAAGTTGGCCGCTACCTCGTACTCGGAGGTCATGTGGATGTCCGGGCCCTTGTCCCAGGCGTAGCCCACCGCCCTCCAGGGCGTACCGGAGCGCATCACCCCGCCCACCTTGAGCAGCGGGCAGGCCGAGCCGTCTGGGTTCCACATGCCGCCATTGAGCACGTAATGGGCCTTTGTTTCAGCCTTGACCTGAGAGAGCGTCTTGCGGCAGTTGGTGACTCTCAGCTCAATCCGCTCCACGGACGAGAGCGGGACATATGTAATGATCTTACTCATTTGATTCACATCCTTTTATCCAGCGATCCCGCTGTTGATTACTGTTCCGGGGCCAGTAGCCCGGCCAGCTCTTGGTACTCCTCGGGGGTGAGCCGGTCGGCGGCCAGGTAGACATCCATCTTGTCCTGCAGGCCGTCGGTGCGTCCCCTGTCGATGAGCAGCTTGCAAAGGTTGTATACGGTTGTCATAGTGACTCCTTTCTCATATGGTGGTGGTCAGCTCCAGCATACATAGCCGCGCCTCGTGCTCGGCCAGCACGTCCAGCGTTACGTCCTCCGCCCTGGGCCCAGGCTCTGCTATCGCGGCCCGGTCGGCCTCAATCTCTTCCTCGGTGCGCTCTACAGCCTCCCCCTCCTCCAGCTTGTACCGGGGTATCCCGTCCATGGTGTAGACCGGCCCATCCAAATAGTTTCCCTGGGCGTGGTGATATTTGTCGCCGTAGCCTCGGTCAATCTCCGTGCCCCAGTCGGTGGAGACAAAGGCGGAGCTATTGACGGCGGTAATGCGGCCTTGCTCGTCTGTCTGAACATAGACGATGTATGGTTCGAGTGTGTAGTCCATGGTGGTCACCTCCTATAGTTCGGCGGAAAGTGTAATCTTGGCCGTGCTGTTATTACTTCGTAAGAGCTGGGTAGCTTGATTTGCTGGGCACCCAGACAATCCGTTGATTACCATGCTCACTGCGTTTGAGGACATCTGCTGGACGAAGAAATTTGATGCACCCGCTTCTACATTTATAAGTTGCCCACCGCCTCTCAGAAGCCAATTCCCTGTGGATGCGCATGTCGGCATAATCCGCATCGTAGTAGGTGTTGGTATTGTGATTTCCGCCTCTGTTTCCGAAAAGAACGAACCAACCCCAATATTTGAAAACAATGTGTTGAATCCAGGCAAAACCAGTAGATACCTCTGGCACCGAGCCAGCTCCCCGGCATAATCCGGCGTCTCAAAGAGCTTCCAATTACTCTCCTCGTCCTGGTAAGCGAGGGTTTGGGTGGAGCCAAGCTCCAGCTTAGATGCTTGCAGGAGTACGCTGTTGCCTGCCGAGACGATAGCGCTACAAAAAAACCTGTCCGCCGTATTGTCATAATTAAACTGGACAAATCCAAACGGTTTGATAATGTTTATGATATTTGTCCACGCACTCGGTTTTTCTTCCGGGGCAGACGTGGACATCGATAGCAGGTCTCCATCAACCAGTCCAGAGAGGCAAACTGTTTCTCCCAATAGACGGTCATTTGGAATGCCCAAAAATTGTATGAATTCCAGATTCCCTGTTGTAGCAGTTAAAGTGATTCCATCGCTGCCCAGCGTTGCAGTGCCTTCCCCACTCAGCTTCCATCTGTCTATAAACCCCCCTGAACCGGAACGGCTCGTTTCCCCCCTCTGGTTAATGGGGAACTGCCCGCCGCCCTGCTGGGAGCCGCCGCCCACGAAGTACCAGTTGTCCAGCAGGTTCCGACGGATGGCGATGTTCCTCTTCGCCAAACTCTCATTAAATTCCTGCTCGTTGCCGGTGAAGCCCCCGTCAACCGCCGCCTGATAGGCGCTCTTGCCGGGCAGTCCGAGACCGGCAACTTTTTTGCCATTTACAACGATAGCCATGTGCTACACCTCCACCCATTGCCACATATCAGGGGTATCAGGCGGCCACGTACAGGGAATCATGTCCCCGCCCTCCGCCACCTTGTAGACCTTTCCGTTGTAGCTGTAGTGCTTGCCCGCATGACAGTCCATGCCGTACACCCACGGGATGGGGTCGTCCACTGTGCCCGCGTGCTCACGGTCAATGGGCCGGTAGATGGCGAGCATGCCGTCGTCGTGCGGGGGCATCTCCTCTTGAGGAGTTACCGCCTGCACCACCCGGTAGAGCTGGCCGCCGTCGTTGAGGATACGGCCCGCCGGGAGCTCCTCTCCTGCCTCCAAAACAGTCTCCCACGCCGGAAACAGATCGGGCATGTCCAGAGCGTAGGTGTCAAGTATGGCCGTGCTGGTGGCCGCATAGGCCCGCATAGCGGCGGCGTATTGCGGAGTTAGTTCAGGTTCCGGCGGTCTTGTGTCCGGGGTGGCCTGTCCTGTTTCGGGGTTGTAGCGCCACCCCTGCTCTACATCGTCCTGTACCTCTACACAGCGCCGTGCAAATGCCTCGCTATACCACTTCTCCGGCGGAAGTGCATATTCCGGGATGATTTCGCGGACAGTGTTATCCTCATTTAAATAGACTGTTTTCATCAAGAAATACCTCTTGCGTAAATCGCCACATATCCATCGCCACCTTTACCGCCATTACCGCTGGGCTTATTCCCGCTGGAGCGGAAAGCCCATCCCGCTCCAGCACCTCCTCCGCCACCGCCGCGGGTTCCATCAGTACCATTTGTTGCATTGGTCTGGCCGGTAGCTCCCGCACCTCCAGCACCGCCCCCACCAGCGCCTCCGGCCCCTCCTAATGTAGGAGGGTCATTAAGGGCTTCATCCCCGCCGCCTCCGCCGCCGCCGCAGAAAAATTTAAACCCCAAAATATCAAGATTAGGACCGTCCTCACCCGGTTTCCCGGTATTGTAGCCCCCATCGCCTCCGCTACCGCCTGTCCAAGGAGGTTCGCCTCCACCCGTGCCACTACCGTTACCATTACCTCCGTTCCCGCCAGGCGCTATAATCCCAAAAGCGCTGCTGCTCCCTCCGTTTCCTCCACTCTTCGCAACCTCGTCTCCGACTGATGCATTCGCCCCGGCACCGCCTGCCCCGATAACAATATTTTTATTTTCTATGCTATCGCTATCTAAAATGTGAAAGTACGCCGCAGCTCCGCCGCCGCCTCCTCCACCACCTTTGTCGCCACGCGAACCGCCGCCGCCGCCAGCGCCAACCACAACCACAAAAATATCTGTATATTTGCGGTCGAACGTATGGGTAAAGCTCCCCGGCGATGTGTATTCCTTTACTAGGCTATATCCGATTGAGCCAAGCGCCTGTTCAACACTCGTATCCACGTACCGCTTGTTGGCGGCGTGGTTTTCGCTGGTCGGTAGCCCGCTTAAAGTGAGAGGCCCCGTCATAGTCCCGCCAGTCAAAGGCAGATACTCGCCTCCGCCCTTCCCCGCCAGCTCGTCTATGGCCTCTTGTACGTTGGTAGCCTCCAGGCCGCTGCCTGTGTTGCTGTAGCCCACATATTCGGCGGAGAGGTCGCCGCCCTCTCCGTCTTCTGTCACCTCAATGGTGTACGGCCCTTCGCCCAGGCTCTCCCCCATCTGCATCGTGCCGCCGCCGGAAACAGTTACAGCATCTGCGGAGTCCTGCTTGTTCTTAGCCAGTTCTTTGATTGCGCCTTGCACATCATCTGAATCAAGGCCACTCGTTCCTTTATCGTATAGAATCTGGCTTGCTCTAAATTGATCTTCCGCTATAATAACCACTTCGGACTGTTCTTGGGGTACAATATTGGCGATAACAGACCCGCCGTAGTCTACAGACGTAGACGAAAAGGAAGCCACACTGTCTGTTACAGTCGAAAGTGGAATTACTTTAGTATCGGTTCCTGCCGATATTTTTGAAAGCACGGTTACCCCGTTCAAGACTGCTTGCGTTATTTCAGCAATCGTGTGGTCAGCCGTTCCGAACGGGGAATCTCCAGCCGGTGGCGTTATGTTTACATACATCACAGGCTTGTCTGCCCACTCTGCCCCGTCCTCCGTTTTTTCCAGCAACTGCCCCACAGTTCCGCCATCCGGCAATCCGCTGGGGGCCGCCTGGGGGATTGCGTTGCCTTCGGAGTCAAAGCCTACCACCTGGCCAGCGGTACCTTTCAGCTTGTCTTGCTTGCCTTTTGCTGCATTGTCCGCATATCCGAAGATGTCTTGCGCCTTGCCCTGTGGGTCATATGTAGAAGACTGCATGTCTCCGCTTCCGTCGCCATCCGCACCATTGTAGACAGTGAACTCGTATGAGCTCCCATCGGTCAGCTCAATTGTGTAGGTGTCCGTGGTGCCCGGCGCATGGTTGCCGTCAGTCTGAGAGATGCCCGCAATCCCCACGCCCTCCACGCCGGAAAGATCGGAGAGATACACCCAGCCAACGCCATCATGCACATAGAGCTTGGAGTTATCTGGGTCATCTACAGTGGAGGCGATGATAACTAGGTCGCCCTCATGCATATTGAGCTTGTCCGCCTCCATAGCCTCCACAGAGGGATAGGATTTCACAATGGAGAGAACAGACTTAATCCCGGTATCGGTATACGCCTGGGTCTCTGCGTTCCATACCCACCAGGTTCCATTCTGCGGCTTCGGCGGTTTTCCGCTGTACTGCTTGGCGGTCTCGGCGCTCGCGCTTGCTTCTTCGGCCTTTGTAGTGGCCGTGCCCGCCGCTGTCTCCGCCCCGCTCTTGGCTGCTTCCGCAACCACCTGGGCGGCCTCCGCCTTGCCCTGTGCCGCTTCGGCAGCCGTTCTGGCATCCGCCGCATCCACCGCGTTCTGCGCCGCCGCAGTTGCACTGCCTGCCGCCCCCTGGGCGCTTTTTGCTGCGGCCTCTTGGGACGCTGCGGCCTCCGAAGCCGAATCTGCTGCCGCCTGGGCGTTTGCCTTAGTCTGCTCCACATAGACGGAGAGCTCTTCCCGCACACCTTCGGCGGCGTCTTTCGCTGCAACGTCCGCCGCTGCCTCCGCTGCCGTCTTGGCGCTCTCCGCCCCGGCCTGCGCGTCCGCGGCGGCGCCTTGTGCCGTTTCCGCCGCTTTTTGTGCAACCTCTGCCCCACTCTTGGCACTCTCTGCTGCTTCCTGCGCTTCCTCCGCCTGAGTAGCGCTCTCCTGGGCTGCAGACGCACTCTTCGCCGCCGCTTCAGCCGATTTCTGGGAAGCGTTTGCAATATCCTCCACGGACTTCCGGGCGAATCCCTTTATCTGTGCGCCGGTAATATGTCCTGCTGCACCTTGTTGTTCAGCCACAAAAAAAGACTCATCATCAAGGTCTTCGATAAGAGGCAATTCCCCAATCCGTTTATCCGCCATGTTCTCCCTCCTTCCCCGCCTCTGTAACTATAGATTCCGCTGTGTGGATAATACCAAGCAACTGTGTCCAATTGTTTGGCCCAGATACTGTGATCCTAGAGGCTGCTTCTCTAATTGCTACCGCCATTTGAATAATTTTTTGACTATCCATTACAGACCTCCAATGATATCATTCAGAACATCCGAGATGTGAAGAACGTGGTATCCGGTTATCTCGTCCCCCGGATCTACATCCTGTATCCCGGTAGATTGTATGGAACCTATATTGGTCTTGGCCGCGTTGTAAATCTCGGCGGTCAGTGTGTCCCCGGCGGACACCTTGCACCCGGAGGCGGAGGGAAAGCGCCCACTGTCCGTCGTCCAAAACAATCCGTATGCCTCTCGCATCTCCACAATCTTGTCTATGAAGTCGTTCCATACATTGTGATGGAAGTCATCCGCTGCCCGGTTACCCTGTAAAATTTGGTAGGCGTTACGGGTCTGTGTGTCCGTCGCTGCCCCATTGGATGATGTCCATGACCACGGTTCAATTACAATCTCTGGCCTTGTGGTGGCATAGACCGGGGAAGGCATATAAGGGCCGGTTCCGTAGCTGTTCTTGCCATAGTAGTTAATTACATACCTCTGGTTAGGCTCGAGGCTTGTTAGCGTGTAATTTCGCGACGTAGTTTCCACATTTCGGGCAGTGGTCGTGCTGTCTGGCCGATAGGCGATCACATAAGATGTTGCTTTTGAAATGGCTTTCAGCGTTACTTCAATAGTATGGCTGGTAACTTCACCCACCGTGATGGAACCATAGCTGGTAGGGTTTTGCGCTGCCGATTCGCAGGATGACTGACAGGACTGACAGGAATTTTGGCAGGATGATTCGCATATCTGGCATCCACCCAGGCAGCCGCTACACTGTCCGCACTGTACCACAGTACATTGCCCGTGGCATCCTTGGCTGCAAGTCTCACCACAGGCCATTCCATCTGTCTCACAGGCAATCTCCGTACAGAAGTCGCACATGGGCATGACGTTTGCACCGGTAAGTTCCCCCTTCAGGTATTCCGGTACTTCGATCAGCTCATCTGGCAACATAGATATGCCACCTCTCTAAAAAGCGTTTGTTTCTTGCCTTGCCCAGCCGCTCCATTAGATAGATTGCCTCTCGGAATAGCAGACGGTTCCACCGACAGCAGATGGGGGGCATATGGTGGAAACTCCCCGATCGAATATAGTTGTTGGCCACGCACCCTCCATCACAGATGCGGTTCAGGGGGCATTCATCGCACCCATCCCCTTCAACCTGTGCGCTATCGTATTTCTGCATAAGTCGTCTCCGCGTCTCATCTACCACCCCAGTATAGATATTTCCAATCACGAATGGATTATCTCCTCGTGAAAAGAACTCCTGACAAGCTAGGATATCTCCATTCAGGTTAATCCCCGCATAGCGCCCAGAACCCAGCCCGCACTTGCCGCAGGCCATACATGAGGTATAGGCGCGGTTTGCCCCCTCTTGGATCGCCTGGTTGTGCAAGAGTATTTTGGGGAAAAACTTTTCAATCTGTGTGAAGTAGATTGGTTCCCATCCATTTTCTAAGCACTCGACATAATGCTCTGAATAGCGCCGAAGTTCCTCCTCCAGTGGCTCAGTGCCGTCCCAATTTGCAAAACTATCCGGCATAGTAAAAAATGTGCGGAAACCAGCTTGTTCTGCAAATATCATATCGTGAAACAAGTCAACTGCGGTCTCCGGTGTTACCGTAGAGCGGAACATCACATCAGGAAAGTATTTCAAAATTAAAGGAAGCTTTTTCCCCAGAATGTCGAAACTGGAGCCGCCATCCTGAAGCGGTCGATTGCGCTCCTGAGTCCGTCTGTCTCCGTCCATGGAAAGCAAGAGCCCTATTCCTTTCTTCCTCATATACTCCGCCCGCTCCTGGTTCAGCAGAGTTCCATTGCTTGTCATAGAAAGGTTATATGCTGGATACCGATCCCGGACATACTCGGTCAGCGGGACTATAATAGCGTCCCACATCAGTAGTGGTTCCCCGCCGAAAAAGTTGATAGACGGAACCCCGTCTCCCGCGTTGGCGGCCAAAAAATCCGCTGCATCTTTCGCTACCTGAAGGGAAATCATATCTGGATGCTGTTCCACAAAACAATAGCGACACGCCAAGTTACATGCATTTGTCAAGTTGAGAAACGCTGAATATATTTTAGGAAGCATTAAGAAAACCTCAGATAAAGTCCTGAAACCTCATTTACGTCATCAAAAGAAACTAATCGTCCATGAAAGGAAACTGATGATGTGGCTTCTACCGACATATACGGACAGTTAAAGCGTAATATGTTATAGCCCGTGACAAGGCTCGCAGTATCTGCATTTCCAGAAATAGTTAATACTCGTTCTCCATCTCCGTTCCATACCACCATCCCAGTGTCCAAGAGCCCAATAATTTGTCCACCCATATCATCTACACCGCCAGCATATATCTCTGCACCATAAATTTTGGCACCATAAATGGTGGGAGCCCCTAGCTCATCCGCTGTAATAAATGTTGTTTGTGTCGCCTCTGCTCTTTGTAATGCTCGAAGTACATTGTTGAATGTAACACTTGCATCCGAACCGTCTATACCGTCTCGTCCGTCTGTTCCGACAAATTGGTAAGGCTCTTCCCAAGTTTTTCCCCCATCATATGTATCTCGTCTGTATTTATCTCCTTCTTGCTGCTTATCATGCCATGGTCCATCCGGAGATGTTGAAAACTGGGACTTGTAAGGGAAGGAATCTCCCCAATAAATAGATCCCCCTTGCATGTTGATGTCCCCGCGAAAAATGTATCTTCCACTGGCCGCATCAAAATAGAGTGCTGCCTGTCCATCGTCATTATAAAAGGCCAAAATATCGCTGTTTAAAATAACCCGGCTTTTCTCTGCACCGCTATTATCTGTTTTGGTAATTTCTAATCCGTTTTTTCGAGTAATTTTAGTGCCATAGTAAGAAGTCCCTAGTGTAACTTTTCGTTTTAGCTCTCTACTTTCTGAGCTCAAATAAGGATATTCATGGTTAATTTCCTTTTCCCCTGGAGCAGAGATGTCGGATAAATTCCCTGGGCCAAATTCTATATCCCGATTTGCTATCATTCCGTAAAAACCGTCAACCGTTACTCCATCCCCCAGTTCCGCTTCTGGAACTAGGCTTGAGCCAGGGGCCGAAAATCCTTGATACACAAATCCTTTTGCTGCATTCAAAATATTATCTGCCATCTTCTGCGTAGCTGATGGGCAAAACAATTCTATTGTGTATCCTGTATCATCTCCAGCTTCGAATGCATTTTCATCATCCCAAAACAGCCGGATTTTACTAACTGGAGGAGTTTTTTCATATTTTAAAAAAGAAGATGCTTTTTGGCCTACATAATACTTGTTATTCATACCAAAATTCTATCCTCTCCAAACACTATGGCACTTCCGCTGTCTTCTATTAAATAATATGTCTCTGGAGGCATTGCAGTAAAAAGCGGAACCAGCAACAATTTCCCGTCCGCCGTAATAATCCAATTCCCTGCATGGGCCGCTGCTATATGGCATAAAATTTCTCGCATTGTATAATCGTTTGGATATTCAACCACATAACTTTCATTGATAACTGTTCTACTATCAACTTCTACATCTATACGGCTTGCTATATCCGCAACAAGCGCTTTCATCCCCCTTGGCCATTCACCCACATCTTCACTAATCAAGTAAGTTTGTTCGGTTTTCAGCATGGAGTCATAGGCAATAAGATTTTTCCACTGTCTATCTTCACTCCTTACATCAACAAAAAATATACCTAGCTTATGCCAATCTTTTTCTCCTTCTTCTCTACAGAATGGTACAATTTTTGCCATTCTGGGAGGTTCCTCTTTAGGAATAAATGTAATGTGGAACTCAGCAGGCATTGCATTCCCCGCTCCAAAATACTCGAATAACGGCTGCTTTATATTTGCGCTTTTAATGCTATCCATTCCATACATTATTCCGCCAATTTCTACTTGATACTCGTATGGCATATATTACTCCTCAATCAGCGGGAATGTGATCCCTCCCCATAGTTCATCTCCGTTCCTCTGCTTCATTTGAAACGTAGCCGGGTTGTTATTGGAATACATTTTTCTTGTTGCAATGCTGTTTGTTTGAGGGTCTGTATATCGAACCGATACCCATTCCGGCATAATTGCCGTTAAGACTTTACTTGTTTCGGCGGCATTAAGCGGACGGCAGGTAATATCCAGCCGCCGCTTTGTTGCCACCCGATTCCTTCTGAGTTTGCCATCCAAAGTACGACCCGCTCCTTCCCCGTCCACGTCAGACCGTTGCCACTTAACTCCTCCAAATGAAATGTAAGGGACAATATCAAACCCATCAATTTCAAGAACCAATATTGTCACCCTTTCTTCCAATTTAAAATTTATCTGCCAAAAATGCGATTCTTCCTATTTTGGTATTCCGTTACTCGTTCTCCGACCTTATCCCCATCCAGATAAACGTCTCCGCTGTTCTCTTCAATTGCGGAAATGATTTGCTGGGCCATGGCATAGATAGCATTGATGACTCCATCGTTGGCAGATGTCACACCAGCAGCAACACCCTCCACAATCTGATCATTGTTTGCTACCGCTGTCCGGTTCCCAATACGGCCCACTAGCTCAGGGCCTTGTTCTCTGGCAATAAACATTTCGCCGTGGTCTGGGAAACCGCCAATGGCATAGGTTGAAACGCTTATTTTAGGAACAGACATTCTTTCAAGATTAAAAGAGCCTGTTATAGAGAAATGAGGAACTTTTACTTTAACGCCCGTAAATAAATTTTCCAGTGAATTTCGTACTGATGGCTTTGCATTCTCAATTCCAGCTTTTATATTAGAAACAACATTGCTTCCAAATGTTTTCATGGTATTGTAGGCAAGAGGAGCGTTCTCAGATACACCATTAGAAAAACCAACTACTAACTGTTTCCCTACCTCTTTTAAATTGGTAAACATGTCGCTGGCAAGGCTAATGTTACTGCTTCCGTCTATGTTTAGTTTTAGACTCTCCATAAGCGAAATGTAGTTAGACGTTAGATCAATCGCTTTCTCAATCTCCGGGTTGGCTAGTTCCAATTTGCTATTCAGGTTTTTCGTATCTTTTGTAATATTTTCAACATCGCTAGCCAAGTTTTGAATAGGGTTTCCAGCAAATAGCCTTTGAAAACCACTCACAATACTATCCCAAGTAATGCTTCCCATACTGTCAGTATATGATGAAATCTCTTCGGCAAAATCAGACATAAAATCAACAAAATCTGACATATCTTCGGTAAGCTGAGGTAGTGTGTCGTTTAACCCACGAAGTGACGGGGCCAGATTGAAATTCAATTCATCAGCAACGGAAACCAAGCTTTCTGTAAACAAGACAAATGCCGCAGCAAGTTCTACTAAGATTGCAGTTCCCAAACCAATCGCAATGGGGAGGAGACCAACACTTGCAACTGTAGCCACGCCAAGTGCAGCAGTCACAACACCGATACCAATCAGCAGAGTAGTTCCGAGCCCAATTCCTGCCGCAATTGTTTCACCGTTGTCCAAAACTGGTTGCCATGCTTGCCCTATTTCATCCAAACCCTTCCCGATAGCCCAAATTTCAACGATGAATAGCCCGGCTGCTACGCCAAGTTCCAGCAGAATAGCAGTTCCAATTCCAATATTTAGGGCCGCTGTTGCTCCCAATGTTCCAAGACCATAAGTGGCAAGCCCGACAGCCGCAATAGCCGCAGTGCCCAGCCCGACACCCGCCGCAACTGTAGCACCGTTATCAATGACCGGCTCCCATGCAATACCAACCTGCTCCAATTCATACCCAAGGACTGCAATCGCTCCGACAACAAGTACCGCCGCGGCAGAAACTTCCGCTATAATTGCAACTCCGAGACCAAGGTTTTTCGCAAGAGAGGACAAACTAGGAGATAGTTTACCGCTCACTGATGTATTGACGGCTTCGGTTGCAGTTGTAACAGTTTCAACTGCTGTTGCCGCTTTACCTATATTCCCAATACTCTTTAATTTAGAAAATGCATCAAGAGCTACTGCAAGACCGCCTAGAACTTCTAATGCTCCTATAATCAGTGTAGCTTTATCGACCCCGCTCCAGTCCCCTTGCTTAATTGCCTCCCAGTTTGTTGAAATTTCCCGGACAATAGTTGTAAAACCTTGGATTGCAACTCCCCATGCAGCAACTTTAATATTGTCTGTAAACACTCCGATTCCAATAGCGATATTAGTAAGCCCTCTGATGGTCGTCAGTGCATTGTCAAAATTTATTCCATTTTCGGAAATGTCTTTAATTGCAATAATAAGTTCTCCGATGCCTTGAACAGCCTTTAATGCTCCACCGACTTTAAGTGCTCCAAGGACAATAAGCGCATCACCAACCATGCCAGCAAATTCACTTATCATTCCCGCAACATTTTGGAAGGTTGCTCCGTTCTCCCTGAAATCGTTCAGATAACGCATGAATTCATTCAGATCTGCAAGTAACATGGTTAATCCGAGTGCCTTAAACTCGATGTTCAAAAGAAGCGAAACACCTTTCAATCCAGCAAGAGCGGCTTTTACTTTTTCGATAGATTGAAGTAATCCAGTTGCAACTTTCCAGGCCGCAAATGCAGTCCCAGCAGGAATGACGTAATTGTAAAGGAGGTCTTTTACTGCTTCCTTTAGTTCATTGGTCTGGTCGGTCAGCCCATTCAAGAAGTCATACTCGGGAAGGTCGAGACCCAAATCGCCTCCAATTCCGCCACCAGATCCACCACCGCCTCCAGAAGCAGTCGGCTCCAGAATGGTCAATTCATCAATCCCGAGCAACGCCTTTTTCATTTCTTTGGCCGCTCCAGTAGCCCCTTCAATGGCATCTTCCGCATCTGTGGCACCAGATGTCACACCATCCAGCCCGGAATAATCAATCTCAGGCAATTCAAATCCAACCAGAAGCGCCAATGCCTGTATCGCATCAGTAATGACTTCCACAAATGCCTGAACATACGGAATAATCTGCTGTAAAAATGGAATCAATAAATTCCCTAAGGCTCTGGTTAACTGAGTTATTTGTTGATTTAGAATGCGCAAAGCATTAGCCGGGGTCTGCACCGTCCGGGCCATATCCCCCATTACGTTCCCACTCTGCTCCATAATCGCTAAATAACGAAGCTGGGATTTTTGCGCTTGGTTCATCGTATTTACACTCTGCTCAATTCCATGTGCATATGCCACTTCTTGCAGGGTAGCTACGTCAATTGCATAGCCAAGGCGTCGCAGTGGCTCAATTTCGCCTGCAATGCCGGATTGCAGTTTTTCCATGGCCTCTTCAATGGAAATGTTATAGAAGGAAGAAATATCATAACCTAACTGTGTCAGGTTTTTTGACATAAGATTCGCTTTTTCTTCCATGACTCCAAAGCCACCAGTTATTTGCTTAAAGACGCCCTGGTTTCTGATCCATTCAGACGGGTCAATCCCAACAGCTTCTTTTACTGCTTCCGCATATTCTAATGCGCTCTCCGCAGCATCGCCCATTGCAACAGTAAACAGATTCAGATTCTCGACATAATCATTGCTCTCTTTTACCCAATCAGATGCAGTACGCGCAATTTGGCGAAATACCACTGAATAGATTCCGAACTTTGCCTGTGTGCTACTGATTCCGGTTCCAAGCACTCCAAAACTCTTTGCCGCCTTACTGTTCGAATCAGCCAGTCCAGTGTTGCTCTGGATGATCTTCTGAATCCTTATCGGGAAAGCTGAGAACCCACTGGAAACTCTCTGCATCTCCGTAGCCAGGGGGCGTATTGCGTCCGCCACCTGATTCATCTGAACAGCAAACTTTCCTAAATCTGCTTTTTCTAAGGACTCGCTAATCTGAGGCAACTTTTTAAGGGCGTTGATTGTGGAGGACAAGCCGCTGGATTTCTGGATGGAAGATAACCCGTTAAGCGCGCCTGTCATTTCCTTTATCTTTGCTGTATTAAGACTACTGCTATTTATCAGCTTTGCCGCATTTGCAAGTGCCTGCATCTGATTAGAAACTGTAGTAAGCCCCGCTCCGCCCTTTGCCACTGTTTTTAGGCTAGCCAGCGCGGCGGCCAATGCGTCAATTTTCGCCGCCGCATCGCTCGAAGTTGCCTCTATTTCAATTTGCAGACTATCAATATCAACGGCCATGATGCCACCACCTTTTGAAATGCGGCACTTGGCAATGAAGCACTTGGCACTAAAGATATAAAAAGCCCCCGCCACCTCATATAAGATAGCGGGGACTTCGATTTACAAGCCCGGTATTATATCTTTGATTACATTGCTGAATCCATATATGCGTCTTGAATTTTTGTAGCTTCTTCCATATAAACATCCATCAGTTTCCCGGCCCATTCTTCATACTCATCATATGATCCGCTTCCGGCATGATAATAATATTCAGCCATTTTGGAAATTCCCTCATTTGATATTTCGGCCAGTTCGCTTATCTTTTCGTTACTTAATGTGGCAAGCCCTTGAAGCCCCTCTGTATTATTTATAGCTTCTGCGTTATATTCCTCAATCAATATTGGTACTGCATCGCGGATTCTCTGAGAATATTCATCCAATATGCTTTGATAATCCTGTAATGCCGATTGAGAAATATCGGGTTGTTGGCTTTCAGCAAGTACAGGTTCTGATGCCTGATGGCTTTGTGATGGAGTCTCAACAACTTGGTTAGTTTTTGTTCCGCTGTCTTCACATCCTGCGAGCCAAATTGTTATCAGTCCAGCCAAAAGAAAAGATATTAGTTTTTTCATCCTGATCCCTCCTTACTCAAAAATATATCATACTAAGTAAGAAGTCGCAAGGGGGAAATACCCTCCGCCTATTTCTAAGCGGATAACCATTATTTAACCATTCAAACCAACAAATGAACTTGCTTCACGATTTAGTCCAACCGAAAATCCTCCAGAACAATTACCCGCAGAATCGATAAACATAATAATACAAGTAGAGTATTCGTCATCATCTAAAGCAATACCAATGGAATATGCGGCGGCTTCTAATTCAGTCTCGTAATCGTTCATGCTTTGCCCATCAAGCAACGGCACAGTTATTTGGACAATATCATCAGATATTGCTACACATGTTGCGTCCTCAGAAAACATCGAGGCCGTTGCTTGATACATCATAAGTGGAACATTTTCCATGACATCATTTGTTTCCCCGTCTATGTATTCTTGCAACATATCCGTTGCTTCGCTCAAACTGCTTTTTAACCGTTCGTTTTCTGCGACCAGTTCATCATATTCCTTCTGCGAAACTTCACCAGAGCACCCAGCCAACCCAACAACCATAAATCCAGTCAAAACGAAAGAGATTAGCTTTTTCATCTTATTCCCCTCCTCCCCCAAATCTTACCACAACTTGGGGAAGGAGGCAATCAAAATCTCCGCTATCTCATATGAAGTTGGCAAGGTGCAAACCAGGGCCTACCGGAACTTTTTCTCAGCAGCCCTTGCCCAATTCTTAAAGAACAGGGTGGCTTTCAAACGTTCGTTTTTAACTTCCTGCTCGGTTGGTACTTCTTTTTTCTTGCCTAGTTGGTACGGTTCCGTTCGGTATGGAACTGGTTTTGTCCCCTTTTTGGCAAAATCCCGGAATATCGGAGATGTGTCACAAAGGGCTTCGTAGTTATAAAGGCCCTGTAGCCAGAGCATCATGTTTTCCCGCTCAAGCCTTTGCTTATCAGCTTGGCGGTATGCCTCTACCATCCATACATCACCATACCAATACTGTTCCCAAGTCATGCCGATGGACAGATAGTAGGGGCACTCCGCCTCAAATAGTTCCGTATAAGACCGTGGGCTATTTACAGCTCCACAGTCACCTCTGCGTTTTTTGCCGCATCCTCGTCAGTTGCAATCAGGTGGGTAAGGGCTGCCTGATTGTAGAGCTGAACCAGACGTTCCAGAAGAGCACTTGTCATCCCGCCCATACCATCCAGCAGGGCATCAGTCTGAGACCGGGCTACATTCTTGTGATTTTTTCGGAAAGCATAGTAGAACAGCTCCGGGATTCTAGTCACCGGGAACACTGTCAGCTCGTCCGCCTTAAAGCCACGATTCTCGGCAAACTTAACGCTCTCTCTGTTAAAATCAAGCTCATACGCCGTCCCAGTCTTATTGTCAATGACGCGAACGGGCATCACTCTATCCTGAATGCTCACGACATTATCACTCATATGGTATTTCCTCCTCAAACCTCAACGTTTTTCTTGGTAGAAGATCTCAGACTCATACTTTCCAGATCAGTAGGCTTTGCTGCCCACTGAGGCGCACCGGTCGGGGTGATGTAGAGAGTTGTTTCCAGAACAGCAGAGACCTCCATAGCGGGCATACCCATCGGGGAGGGCTGACCCGTGAAATACAGTGCCTTGGTCAGCCCAGGAATCACGATACAGAACCAAGTAGCCTTATTTTCGGCGGCCGCCGTATCATAGGCATCGACAACGCCCTCCCACTCGGTCATAGATGCCTCGGTCAGGTTTGCCGTAAAAGACAGTGCGCCGCCGATGTCCTTCAAGCCTGGGACATAGGTCTTCCACTCCGTCTCTTCCAAGGTCGTTGTTTCCAGGTTGTCGGGCTCAGGGTTCAACTCAGGAATGCTTTTGATTTCGGAGATTTTTTCGTACCCAGTAGTCGGGCGAGTGCCAGCGGTGGCTTCTGCGGCGTACAACAGGGTGACACCCGCTGTGCTAAGTTGGATTCCTGCCATAAAAATAGTACCTCCTAATTTTTTAGGGAGGCACTTGGCACAAAGGCACTCGGCACTGTCAGCCCTTTTAGTTTGTGTAGATTCTAAAATCCTTGTCCGCTATGCCCTCATACCGGGCGACAATGCGGTAAATGGTGGCGTCCTGCAAATTGGACACCGGATTGCACATGGTACGAGTGAATCCCATCTTGGAAAACTCATTGTCGATGGTTTCAATGATATCCTTTGCCTCGGATTTCTTGTAACCGACACTGTTGGTATAAACGTTTACTTCATACATCAGAGATACAGCATTTTCTAGATTTGGCGCTACCGTTCTCATTTTTTGAAGTACACTGTTGTCGCTTTCAACGATGGTGACGGCCGGAAATTTTGCGGGGCTGTCTACATATTCGCCAGACACAAAAATTCCTTCATAGGACGCTCGAAGCGCTCCTGCAATTTGACTGAAAAGGAACGATTCAATGTCTATGATACCGACCGCCTCCTCAAATCCCCTTCATAGAAAATGGTTTCGACATCTCGATACCCAAACATGTGGTATCTTTTCCATGCTCTTTTGAACGGGAAATTAAATATTCTGCACCACTCAGACAAACATTTTTCTTCCCCATTTATTTTGATTCTGATGTTTGTCGTTTTGTTTTGCGCTTGTAACGCATACGGAATAATAGTGCAGTTTTCAGGAGAATATCCCTTATTTACATCGATTCGTTCAATAGTCAATCCGGGTCTCCACCCGTTTTTTACTGCCCATCCGATAAACACCTGGGAGTCCATCCATTCTTCGCACAAGGTTATTCCTCGTTCTCCGTAAGAATAGAACCGTTGCGACTTTGGGTTTGAACACCTGTTCTTCATGTTCCACCAAGAGTTATAAATTTTCTTGTAATCTGTTTCGCTTAATCCAAACGGGTTCTTTCTCCACTGCACAAAATCCCAACCTTATCTCAAAACCGCTTTGGCAACTGTCAAGAGACTGTCTCTCATGGCCCTGTCCGCATTATAGAATGGCATATGCGGCTTATTGCCGTAGGAGTGCCCCCACCCCTGACCATTTTTGTCTCTTCTTATAACAAGCCTTGGATCATCTGTCGGGAACCACCAGCCATTAGGATCATCCCAATGCCCATTCCCCGGATATGTTCCTGGGCCAAACCCAAAATCATCATCCCATGGATGCCCACCACCATAGCGTACGCCAGCGCCAAACTCAAAGAACAATATTGCTTGCGATTCGGCGTATAGGACATACCGCCCTTCGCCTTTTTTCTCCAGTGTCAAACTTTCAATCGTCTCACCAGAAAACACATGTCCCTGCATGACGCTGTAGGCGACAGAGTAGCCAATCTCGCTAAGCTGCTTTGCGATTTCCTCGCCAGCCCCCTCAACCTTCTTTTGGTACGTCTTGACTTCCTTCAATGCTTGGTTGATCGAGTCCGTGCTCAGCTTCAGTTTTATTTTTGGCACTTAGCATCGCCGCCTCAATCTCTGCTTTTCTATCAAACAATTTTTGTTCCGCTTCGTACTCAGATACAGAAACCTTTTTGATAGCGTATTGAATACTATTCTTCCATGGAGCTTTCCGCTTCACAATGTAGTTATACGGGCCGTCAGTATCAGCCCCATCTACCCACAAAACGGAATCCTCATCAATTTGGCAGGCCGTATCTGCGGTAGTTGCCGTTCGATCGTAATCCTCCAGTGAGCCGAACTGCTCCACCTCGGAATTGCCCTTGTTCGGGGAAACACACAGCATAGCGGATTTCAATTCGCTGTAAATAGGGACATATGAGCCGGTCGGGTTTCCATATTCATCTACGATTTCCTCTTGACCCTTGTATAGTTTGAAGAAAACAGGCTGTTGATTCCGGAGCAACGATCTCATAGCTCATCATCCTTTCGCTTGATGATGATTTCTCCAGGGGAAAAAGTGAGTGTCACTTCTGCAAATTCGTCCGGCGCACCATCATGTACATCTAACTTTGATACGCTTTTTAAATGGAATCCATCAATAGAAATATCACAAATATTCACACCGGAATATTCAATAACGGTTTTGTGTCCATTCGGATGAACCATCATCCCACCACCTTTGCAACTGGCGTCACTTCCTGCAAGAGCGGTTCAGAAATCCAAGAGGACTCCCAAGCCCGACTGATGGAGTTTTCCCCATGACTAAGCTGTCCCTCTGCTCCGATTCTGTTGTAGAGGTCAAGCGCACACCTGAACTGCAAATCAAGATACCGGCTCTCCAGTTCCTCCGGCCATTCCTGGAACGGATACCGTCTCGCCATGATCGCCGCTTTTGCGCTCTCCAGGCAGTCCTCCAGGATGGCCTCGTCCGGCTCATTCGTGCGGAGTTTCAACCTCGCCAGATTGTCCATTGTCCGCCCTCCTAGGTCTACCCGGCTTTTTAGGTGCGGCGGGAGGCGGCGTCGGTTCATCCAACACCGTCCCGTGCCGCTTCATCATATCCGCGTCTTCGGCCTTGATAGAGACCTGGGCACCAACTTCATAAAACCGGCCACCATAACACACGCGGTAATTTGGAATAAACTTCATGCTGCCTCCCGCTTTTCTTAACTCTCGAATGTAGCTCCAGAGAAATTGAACGTCACAACGCTTTGGTTATCTACCAACACTTCGAAAGCATCGGTCTTCGTAACCCGGAAAATAATATCCGGGTCAAATGCAATGTCCTGCTTAGTAGGTGAACCATTTTTCTTGAAGGTCATTTTGCTTCCGGTCTTAGTCAGGTGAAACGGAAAGTAATAACCTTCTTGCTCGTCCGGCTCAGAACTGAACTCGGTGTATCCGTCACATGATGGAATGTACCGACTACAGATCCATCAGCCTTGACCGCCAGGTCATCTCCTACCAGCTCGGACACCTGCTTCCACAATAGGGTCTGACTGCCGGGGAAAAGGCTTAGAGTGTCAGACCCGATCATCCCCCCAGGACGTTGAGCACAGCCACCTCGTCCATACGCTCGAAGGAGGGCAGGACGATTTCAGACGCGAAGGTGTTGATGTTTACAGGATGCTCCTGGAGAATACGGGTAATCGCAACACCTGTATTCACAATGGAAACCTCTGCGCTGGACGCTCCACGCAGATCCGCCTCTTCCGGAGTTGTTCCATACCAAGTGCCACCGAGTGCGCCGTCAGGAATCAGGCAGACATACCCATTGGGCACAAATGCATGGGCTACCTTGCTCTCGTCCCGGTACTGCTTGTCGTAAATGGCAATCCGCAGACCAGAAGTAGACTCCACAACCGCCTTTACTTCGGCGTCTGTCAGATAGCCAAGAGACAGGCCATTAGTGGTCAAATAACGATTCTTTACTGCATCCGTCTTGGAAAGCAGATTGAACGTGTAAGAGTTCATAATGGCGACCGTCAGTTCAGTTCCAGTCTTAGATCGGATAGCGTCTTTGACTGTCTTGAACGCCGCAAAGGGGTCAGCCGTAGAGGGCTTGTCCCAAGTTGCAGTATCAGTCAGTGCGGTGTAGTTGGAGGTCTTCCAAGAACCGTCTGTATCATACTTGTACGTGTAATTCACACCGTTTGCTTTAATGGCAATACCAACGTCTCCACCCTCGGGGAACAGGAGCTGCATAATCATCCGCTCGGGCACGACATTTGCACCGTCAACCAGATCTCGGGTATCGTCAAATACACGAGCAATCACTTCGGCAGCGTAGGGGTCGGTAGACTCCTGCACCCGCAGCATCTCCTGCCGGTCCTTCTCTTTGATCTTGTATCCCTCACGGAAGAAAGGCATCTCGGTCTCCAGCTTCTCAAATCCAATCCGATCACGGAAGGTGGCCTTCGCGTCGAATGCGGAGGGCATCAGAGAGACAGGTAGCCCACGGGAGCCTTTCAGCCAGGACAGGTCAAGGCCGGCCTTCTTGCGGGCAGGGAACAAGGTCGCGCCCAGATAAGGAATCTGATTGGAGGCAACCTCAATCCAGTTGGCCGCAATCGCAGCAGGAGTAAAAACTTCTCTCAAATCCATTATGTATCCCTCCTTACTCGTTCACGCCAATGTTGTCACGCAGAATGATACCGGGCACAGCAAAAGTATCATCCAGCGTAATGCTCGCATGGGACTCGACTTTCTTTTTGTCCACAACTCCCTGTACCAGCAGAGCGCCATTGGGATTCTCGGTCGGGTCTACATCATACAGTAGCATACCCACAGCGGTAGCATAAGAGGTAGTAGCCACCTTCTTCCCAGCAGTAGTCATGGGCATACCAGCAGGGACGGCAGCGGTTTCCGTGACACAAATGGGGATCGTCACAAAATCGTCAGCGGCCAGAATCTCAATGGTTCCGCCAACAGAAGTCTTGGTAAACTTCATCTGTTTCTCTCCTTTTCAATCAAAGGTAGTGTTTCAAACCTTCGTTTGCGTTTTTGAGGGCGTCGGCCCGCTGTTTGCCCAGATTCTTGGCAAACTCCACGGCCTCGTCCTTCTCTTCATTCCCACCACCAGCACCGCCAGGTTTGGGGTCCTGCTTTACCAGATCAGCCCGCAGTTTTTTCTCATAGGCGGCGTTGGCTTTCTGCTGGTTCTCAAAGACTTTCTTCATGTCGCTTTCGGCCAGCGCTTTAGCCGTATCCTCCGCCAACTTTTCATCGAAACCCGGCATGGCAAGGTAACTAGCCTTATAGGTGGAGATTGTCTTTTCAGTCTCCAGCTCTTTCAGTTTAGCTTCCATCTCCGCCCACTTCGCCTCGCGCTCGGCGGCGGCGGCTTCGTCCTCGGACAGCTTGCCTTTAAGCGTTTTCTTGGCCTCGGCCAATTCAGAACTCACTTTGTCAAACTGCGACTTCTGAATGTACCCGGATAAGTCAACCTTTTCCGGCACTTCCACTTTGAGCAGGGCTTCCACTTTCTGTTCGGCAGTCATGCTCTCAAACCCTTCAATGGCTGTGGTATCAATTGGCATATCAATTCTCCTTTGCGCTTTTGTGTCGGGCATCTCCGCCCCATATTTCGCGTTTGTCCGGTTCTCTCCGGTTTGCGTTTGGTAAGGCGCTTCTCTGCGCCGTATTCAAACGGCCGGGCCGCTTAAATTTACTTTTTCTTCGCCGGTGTATACCAGCAACGACAACCGGGGTGGGGCTTTGGCGGTATGCTACGGATGGGATAAATTTTCCCGTCTCGTTCCTTACAAGTGGAGCACTCACGCCCGTCATTCATGGTGTTCCATTTCACATAGCGAACACCGCTGTCTTGAAATGCTTTCAGTGTGGATTGGTCTGTGACTTCCACCGCATACCATTCCGTCATCTGCGCCCAGTAGGAAAGGCCCCGTCGAAACTCTGTGACCTTTGCGGTGGTCGAGTTAATAGCCTCCGCTGTGCGGTCACGCTTGCGCTCCCATTCGTGGGAATACTGGTATTTCGTAACAGCGTTGTACGCCGCCAGCAATGCCAGTAACCACGCTAAATCAGGTGGTTCCTTTCCGTGCGGCTCGGCCTCCTGATACCGCTCCTGCGCCAGTTCAAGAAAGACATCTTGGTTGTCCTTACGTAGCTGGTCATATAGCGTCCGGGTGACTTCCAGCACATTGAGTTCATCAAATTTCGCCAGCGCCGCTTCGTCTTTGGCGTCCTCAAACCGCTTGACCGCCCTCCTATTCAAAAGGTCGATGGCTTTATCGGTGAGGTCATAAGGGTTTTTGTTTTCCAAACAGTTCATCCCCTATGCGGTTGTATTCATCGAGAATTGCATCAAAAGCGGCATCCCATTCCGGGCCATGTTTAGCGTCATATCCAACGGCTACATGTGCAAGTTCGTGTGCAAAAATTTCTGTTGCGTTTTCAATGTCCACATTCGGGTCTACTAAAATTTGAATTTCTCCATCATCGCAGAAATTTGTGAGACCATACGCCTTGTCTCCATCGTCTGCTTTCAAGTCAGGCTCAAAGTAGCACTCGCACTCTTTTCCAGGATAAAGGCTCTGAAATGCTTGATATACCATGCTGAACGGGTCATTCCGAAACGGAGACATCATTGTTTCTTTCCTCCGCAGTTATATTTGTGTCCCTGTTGGTATTCAGTTCATCTCTCAAACTCCGCTCCATCTTGCGTTTCTGTTCCTCGTACCAATCCATACTCACACGGTATGCAGATTCGGGGTCGCTGAATAGCCCACTGTACTGGAACGCCAACTTCGGATGAATTTTGCTATTGTTCAGCATCTCCGCCAGAACTTGCGCCTTGGACTGGATATTGGACAGGTTCTTGCGGGTGAACTCCGGCTTGATGTCTGCCAACTGCAAATCCAAATCGCCAGTCTCACGGCAGATATACAGCACCAGCCGCAGGAACTCCCGTTCCGACCGCTCCCATGTCTTTTCCGTGTCCTTGGCCCGGCTCTCAGCGGCAGACCATCCATCTCGGTAAATGACCGCCTGCCCAGTGTCGCTGGTAGAGGAACCTCCGTTCCGGTTCGGCATCCCGCAGATGGTCAGGTATGCGTCCTCCAAATCGTCCACAATGGTCTGCGTGTTGGTCTGGTTCAGTTCAGAGGCGATGCGGTATACTTTGGCCTCCATACCAGCCTGAACGCTTTTGATAGTAATTGCCATCCCGCCCTTTGCCAGTTCCTTATATTGACCGTCCTCTAACTCACAGTTTTGGAACACATCAAAGGCGTTGACGAAATCCTGAATACTGTCAAGCCGGTTGGATTCAATCATGTTGATTGCGTTCAGGATTGGGATGACCGGCTCAAACGCACCCATGCGGGCGTCATTGTTCACATACTCCACAATAGGGATGTAGGGGATGGTACGGCCCTCCTGCTTAGTGATCTGACCGTTCTGCACCTCGAAATACCATTCTGGGGTGTACACGCAGAAGTAGGGCTGTCCCTCATCATCTACCTGTTCCAGCACACCAGCGACCTTTTTCTGCCCTACTCCGCTATGGTAGATGCAAAACGCCGCTCTTGGGTCAAGGGTATATATGGATGCCGGGGACCCGTCTTCTTCTCCGACTTCGTCAGTGAGGACCATGCGGACCGCAACACCGCAGATGTGCATCCAGTCTGCCAGCTCTTTGTCGAGAGTGTCTTTGCTCTCGGCTCGCATATATTCATTCAATGTATTCACATTAGAAGAAATATCATCTTCTCCGCCGTTGGACACATAACGGATTGGGCCATCCAGAAGGTAAGCAGACTTGAATACCACGATTTCGTTCGCCCGGTTAATCATCACCTTGTTGTTGATCTCCGGGCGGACGATTTTATCTTTCAGCCGGATGTCCTGTTTGCCTCTGTAATAGTCATACAAATAGGACATTTCCGCACTGTTGATGCGATGCACGGCCAGTGCCTTGCCCAGCACCTCCACCACATTTTCCGGGGTAACTTTCTTTTTGGCGGTGTAAATTTTTCTACGCCCAGTCAGCCCATTGACCGGCCACTCGGATATAGCTCGAACAGTATTGTTTTCAGTCACTCTGTCACCTCCAGACAAACAAAAAAGTGCCAAGAACAGACCCGTATAAGGTCTACTCTCGGCACTCGGCACGCTTCGTCCAGGCATTGCCCGGAGGCACTTGGCACTAAACTATATATTCTCAGGCGCTTTTATCGCCTTTTAACTCAATCTTGATGTTTTTCTTGCAAGCCTTACAGTATGGATAAACTATACCAGTTGTTTTGCTATCCACCTGCATCAAAAGCCGCCCTTTTCCATGATTGATGCCAGCAGCGGCACAGACCGGACAATAAATGTCAATCTTCATTCAGTTGGGCGACTCCTTTCTAATTCTGGTGGACCATCTTGGAATCGAACCAAGACCAAGCCCTTATGAGGGGCCCGCCCGACCATCGGGCCAATGGTCCAGATATACCCCTTTCGGGGTATGCTGCGGGGTTGGTCAGGCTTGCCGTGGGCCTGTATGTAATCCGCTGTGCGGTATCACATCACAATCATCAAGGCTGTATTACAATCAGCAACCTATTTCCGTTTCTGCTACTGACGCTTAGACACCGCTGGTCGGTCTACGTTGCCACACCTTTCCATCCTCACCTCACATACTCCATCCATAGGAACAGCCTTGATAATCACGGTACATCTCAACCCCTCCGCTGGTGTCGTCAGTCGGAACCGTTCATCTTTATAGGGCCGGGGTCAGCCAAAAATAATTTTTTCACCTTGCCGCTTTCGCACAGCGCACAAGGAAGGCCCGTCTGCTTTTAGCCTGTGGTGCCATACATCTGGTGCCACCGCCCGCCTCAAGCGGCGAGGAGCGGCATATGGCGGACAGTAGGTTATCCAGCCGCCCATTGGCATTTAATTTAATCGCGCAGTGCCTCTTTTGCTTTCCCTCTGCGTTTGGAGCCGAGAGGCGGCATTGAGCCGCCACACGTCCGCGACGTAATGGGCCGCCGCTTCCGCTTCTGCTACTGCACTCGGTATATGTGCGCTTCCCGCTTAGATTGTCACGCCCTAGCCTTGGTGGCGACATCATGATTAGCCACTCGCAGGGTAGTTTTCAGCGGGATAGCGCTGGTAGCTATCGCCCTACACAAGCGTCCGGCTTCCACGGATGGGAGCGACCCAATATAGCAGGCGGACTGAGTTGCACAGCCTGGAGATCACCCTGCTTCTGGCTCCTGCATATCGGCGGATTCCGTCTCTACACGCTCCGCCGGGCGCAGCCGCTTTCTATGTGTCGGCACACCGGGGCAGGTCATAGCTGCCACCGCTTTTTTAGCTCCGCCCCCATGACAGGCGGCTCGCGTCTTACTCTTCCCAGCGCCTAGACGCTCCGGCAGTCTGGTGTAGTGTCTTTCCACCGTCAGCTCCGTGGCCTTTGGAGCGGTTTAATAAGTTGGCTACCGCAAAAAGTGCGGGTCACCAAGCCCTCGGCCGGAATCGAACCGGCGTCCACTATGCCAAATCAGGGTATCGCTCTCACCATTGAGCTACAAGGGCATATTGCACACAGTAGGGGCAGCGGCTGCACCGCCGCCACCCCGCCCGTGTGAAGGAGGCTGGAAAAGAAACCTGGCGGATATGGGCAAATATCTATCCTCCTTTATTATACCACAATATATACGATTTAATCAAGGCATTATACACAATATTTTGTGTTTTAAAATGGACGGCGGAACACCTCTACTTTGTTCCCTTCGAGTTGCTGAACATACTCAGCAAACATTGCCCAAGCATCAGGAACATCATCATGCTTATTTTTACCTGCCATCGTATACCCGCAAAGGAAGTTGAGCATCCTTCGATATTCCTTGTCCTTCTTTATGACAGAGTTGTCTTTGAACAGCACATGGTCTTTCACCCACGGCGAGTTCACTATGATTTTTGTTTCCTTTTGCTGTGTCGTATATTTTGTGGTGATTTTCGCTATACCGCCAGCTTCTTTAACTTCTTTCTGAACTTTTTCTGCTACTTTCCCACCAGCGCTGTTGCTTTCAAACTGGCCCATTTGAGCCTTATGCTGAAGGAGCTTTGACACCAGCCGCGCCTCTACAACCTCTGGATTGCTGTTGTCGCATACTACGTCTTCACAATAGAAGGCATTCCCGTACTGGTAACAAATTGGCATGACGCAATAATCAGTGCCCTTGTCCTTCGTATCGCACACAAACAGGATTGCATCTGGTTTCCCGTCAGGAAGCTCAAAATACCTGCGCAGCTCATCTTCATTGTATAGCTGTCCTTCACGCTCAATGGGCTGAGTCATGTATAGTGCCCTCCAGGAAGCATCGTCCATAACATCTCTCTGATTGTGATAGAATGCCGTGGTAAACCCAAGTCCATACGGATAATCAAAATTACTCTCATCATTTTCATCCAGAGCAGGTAGGTGGATAAACTCTGCCATTGGGTCTTCTGCATGGGCTAGTTCAAGTCGGTCAATGGGGTCATGTAACGTCCAAGGTGTTTGGACAAGAAGCTGGACACAATCTCCGATCATACGCTGCATGAGGTCTGTATAATACTGCTGCCAGAGCTTGTCCATGCGCTCTTTACTCATTGCGGACTCAATATCAGGTACAAGGTCATCTGCTACCAACAGGTTTGACGCACGGACCTTGCCTGCATTGCCGGATCCGATAGACGAAAACTCAAAGGTCTCAAACCGCTTTCGTTTCCCGAGATCAATCCGCATGTCTTGGGCGTTGGTTTTACAAACTTGAATAGATGGGAAAATATCTTTCCACAAATACTCCCCTTTAGGATCTAACATCCGCCCAACTTCTTCATAAGCCCCACGCAGGAATGAATTTGAGTGCGACCCCATCAGAATGCTTAAATCTGGATTCTTTAACCCCTCCATCACCATGAACATCAATTCAATGGTGGTCTTCCCGACGCCCGGGGGAGCCATAACACCCAAAATGCGTATCTTCCGTTCAGATAGCCGCTGCATAGCTTGAACAACCGGAAGTAACTGCTTTCTGCGTGGCATATAAAACTTCTTTTTCGGCTCTCTATCCCACTCAGCATATCTTATCGCCGCATCAAAATCATACGGCGCATCAAACAGCAGACTCCGCTTGTTCAGCTCGAACATACGGAGGCTTTTTTGTTCTGCGGCGAATCTTGCGGACAGCCGACGTACTTCCTTGTTTCGCTCATGGGCCAAGGTAAAATCTTCTGGTTCTAGCAGCCGCAACGTATCAAAGGCATCAGATAACGCAGACGGGTCGGAGAGGTCACGCTTGAACGCCCTCTTCACCAGCTCCCGAATTTCCATAAAAATAAAGTGCCTCCTATCCTTTCAGATAAAAGGCACTTGGCACTGTTCGCTCCATCTGGAGAGGCACTTGGCACTACAATTATTCAATCTTCCGCCGGTTCCGGGTACGGAATCCAATGAGTTACTTCATAATCCTTTCCAAGCCCTTCCCAGTAATCTCCAACAGCATCCGCAAGCTGTTCCCATTCTTTGTACTCTGGATTGTATCAGACATCAACCCAGGTCTGCTTTCCTCCATCATTGACTCTTACCGTCACCATTACCGGCTCCATATCCGGCGGCATCCTATCACAGCATTTGATCCAGTCCATATTTCTCTAATAGCTCCCTCTTCTTTGAATCATAAGCGGCCTTCGCGCTTTCAATAGACATAAAACCCGTCTTTACCCAGCGCTCTCCGGAAACCTGTACGGCTGCCCGGTATGTTTTCCCGTTTTTCTCCGGCATAACACCACGCACACCAGTTTTGCTTCTTAGCATCGCTTTGTCTGTCTTCGCTGCCGCAATATCTGCGCGCTTTATGCCACCCGTTTTTGCAAACTTGGCCTTAACGGCAAGTTCAGAGTATTTTTTCATATTCTCGCTTTTGTATTGCTGGCAGCCACATCCCTTTGGTTTGCTTCTTATCGTCTGTGCGGGGAACTCCTTTTCGAAACCGCACATGGAACACTTGCACAGATACAGCGCGTTCCCGTGTTTGTCAATTCCGGTTCGCTTCAATACAGTCAGCGCACCATAGGTTTTCCCGGTAAGATCTTCCGTTTTCTCACGCTTATTGCATCCACAATCTTTCTTTGGCGATTTTTTATCGGTTAACCGTTGCCCCTCAACGACGCACTCATTTCCGCACTTGCGGCACATGCACCGCCAAAGCATGGCGCCTTTGGGCGAGCGCCCAGCGGGTTCTATTACTATCAGTTCCCCGAACCTTTGACCGGCGAGGTCTTTTATCTTTCCCATCAGAAACACACTCTTTTTGTTTTGCGCGGAATTTTTCTTGCCTACATGTCGTCCTGTACTTTCAAGATGTATTCTCTTACAGAGCGAAGGGCCTCACCTTCTGGCCCAGCCTTAAACGACCCGCAAGCCTCAATTTTCTTGTCAATAAAACCCAAAATCTGATCCAATATCTTACACTCTTTACACATAGTCAATACCCCCTTGTTTTATCTGGAGGCGTGTGCTATATTATCCTTGTCAACACGCCTCTGATGTGTTCTCATTCAGATCGCCGCTTCCTTTTGACCGAGGGCGGCGGTCTTTTTTTCTGCTCAAATTATACCATTGGCTTTTACTAATGCCCATCTGCTTACAGGCGGCTTCCACTGTGGTGGAGCTGTCTTTTTGCATTTTGAAAAATTTTAACTCGCTGTTTTATGACTTGCAGAAATCACAATTCTGTCCAACGCCCCCAACACTTCTCCAAATTGACACTTCATATCTTCATAAGCAATATAATCTTCTTGCATATCGCTTTCCGGTATCTTCCCAGCTTCGCATAACTTATATCGTCTAAGTTGTTCCTGCGAAAGCATTTTCATCGTATTTGTAAGGTTGTGCCCCATCATTTGAGCATATTGTATGCAAATAGTTTCTGCGTCTGATGCGGTTTCTTCTCCAACATAAAACAGGAGAATGTATGCTTTACAGCCGCCAGTAGAAATTTTGTCTTTGAATTTCTGTGTCCTGTTCGTCGTTTCATATACCCGCGTGTGCCACCCGCACCCAATGTAAAAAATTTCTCCGTTCCCATCGACCCACGCATAAACGAACTTCCACCCGCAAGCGTTTGCCTCATAAGTCCAATCAACGGCATACTGGTAATTTACATTCACTTTGTCGAAAAGGTCTGGAAGTTCAGTTCTCTTTGCTCTTGATATTTCTTCCAAAAACTTTTCTCTTGCGTCTGTTCCTGCACACCGAAGAAACTCTACAGCCGCTTCTTTGGCACGAAAATACAATGTATCAGACATTATTTATCCTCCTTCAACAACCCAGCCTCTCTTTGCTCGTCCATCCACTTGTTGTACCGATAGTAGAAAGTGCTTTTTTTCATTTCGAGTTTTTTTGAAGCCTCGTCAAAAGAGATCTTCTTTGCGTGGTACTTGGAGAACACTTCATGCACCATCCGTTCATCCGTTCCATAGATATTCTCCCGGCCCCAGCGTTTCCCTCTTGCCTTTGCCGCCGCAATTCCTTCCTTCTGCCGTTCCAAAAGCAAAT